TACCTTCCCCACCAGTACCTTCCCCACTAGGTTCATGCGGTGTAGTAGTTGTAGTCACAACATCCGGAATTATCGGGTTACGAGGTTCGAAATAACTACTGTAAGAATTAACAGCAGAAGGAGCAGTTGCCATAGCGCCGGGTGCTGTTATTGTCTTACCGCTAATAGAACCTCGATACATGCCATTACCGTCATAATTGTATATCTCACCATGGGCATAGAATCGATTACCTCCATAACCCCCACCACTTTGTTGTTGGTCATTTAGGTTGTTCCAAATATTAGTGTTTTGTCCATTATGATACTTAGTATTTTTATAGTCTAAGTAGTCATTAGCATAATCAATCTTATCTTGGTTATAGCGGGCATCAATTGCGTCTATTTCGTCTTGTGTATACCCATATCTGAAATCATCAGATTCATAGGGGTATGGATTAACGCCCGGTGTAGTTGTTGTCGTAGTCGTAGTTGTAGGATCAACAGTTGTCGTAGTTGTAGGATCAACGGTAGTTGTAGGATCAACGGTTGTTGTAGGATCAACGGTTGTTGTAGGATCAACGGTAGTTGTAGGATCAACGGTAGTTGTAGGATCAACGGTAGTTGTAGGATCAACTGGTGTTGTGTTTGCAATATCACCTAGTAATCCACCTAGGGAACCCGGATTGCCAGACACCACCGGATCAACGGTTGTCGTAGTTGTAGGATCAACGGTTGTCGTAGTTGTAGGATCAACTGGTGTTGTGTTTGCAATATCACCTAGTAATCCACCTAGGGAACCCGGATTGCCAGACACCACCGGATCAACGGTTGTCGGTATTGTAGCGATACCTGTTGGTGACAATGAGGCAGGTACATCTATTGGATCATTCGGACGAACTAGATTATAGGCTTGCACTCCCAGTACTGTGCCAATCTGCTCTGCCGTGGGTTTCGAATAACCAGTATCGGTGCTTACATAATTAGCAGGATTATCAGGAATATTATATAAATCTCTCCATTTAGTAATGTCTATACCCTGATTTTCTAACGCCCACCAGTTTTCTTGGGTGTCTCCTCCATATAACCCTTCACCGGATGGACGACCAGATATCGACATTAGATTTTACCTCTAATATTAGGTACTAAGTACAAAGAAGTACGTTCCCGATCCTCATCTTGTGCGTTCTTCAAATCCTCATCGTACATCGATTTAGTGAGCGCTACGATCTCAGGCTTGCGTTTAACAGAGAGGTGGTAAGTTAGCCCACTGATGACAGCAGGGACAAAACGGCTGGGAATATTGATAGTTTCTGTACTGGAGGTGATATCCTCAATACGTTCCATAGCATAGAACCTAACGGTATCTATTGAGTTTTCTGGTGCAGGATACACATGTAGTACAGGTGTGCTAAGTCTTTCCAACCAGAATTGAGAAGGGCGAGATTGAGTTGTCTTATTAGGGCGGCGTTGGTATTCCGACCGGGATAACCGGTGCATCGTGGTATCTAAGCTACTACGTCGAAGAACTACGTCACTGACATCTAGTATCTTAGCATCGAGTGTATAGGACGAAGTACCTTGTACTAAGGCCTGAGTAGTAAGGTTCATCTTCCAGAGATTAATCTGCTGGTTGGATAGGTTTTGTAGTAGTAAATTAAGTGAGCGTCTGGCAGTTCGAGAGTCGTACCCTGTTCTTACTTCAATACCAAGTCGTTCATATGCCTCTTCGATTGTATCTGCTACATCCAATTCCCAAGTGGTAGTACCTGAGGTTGCCATGTAACTATCCTATACTAGATGAATTAATATGTCAGTAGCGCCAACACCAGCTTGTACATAAACTTGCTCAAAATGAATAGGTGCTTCTAGTATGACAAGCGAAGGGGCAGTAACTGAGAGCTTAATAGTAGTTGCTCCATTGGTTGTATCATCATGGAGCGTCGTAGCCGCAGTACCCCCTATGATCTGTACCGCAGATATATTAGCTTTTTGGCCTGCTGCACCTAGCGCACCTGATGCAGTTAATCGTACCACTCTAGCGGTTGATGCCATTTTGTTTCTCCTTTGGAAGAACTGAGTACTAAGTACCCAGTTCTAGGATTGAAATCTATTAAACTTCTTTAGCCCAAACGCCCTTAACAGCTACAACCTGCCATGCAACAACACCGTCTAATGAGGCTAGTGTTACATAATCACCTATTTTTGACGTGAGTTTAGTGTTAATTAAATCTTTATTATCTGTGGCTGATCCAGCATAAGTAATTCCATCCAGTGCAGCAGGACTAATAGTTAAAGTATTTTGACCATCTGATCCAGTATTAATAAACGTTACCGTATTACCAACAGCAATACTGGGTAGAGTGAATACAACACCGTCAGTTTTACTAGTGAATGTTTTACCTGAGTCGGTTGTAGCTACAACAGTATACGAAGTTTCTTTAGCAGTGGTTGTTCCTACTAGCAATGGACCAGAGAAGTGTGCAGCACCCATATTAATATTCCTGCCCTGAGTGGGCGTCAACTCGCGTCTTTCAGCGATCTATAAGTTAAAGGTAAAGTACCTTCACAGAGCATAGACAAAAAAAACCCTCAGGTCAATTAAGTACTGAGGGTTAAAGCAACTAAAATCAAGGAGGAAGTACTTAGTCGCTAAGGAGTGAGTTAACTATACTAACTTGAGACACATTGTACAAGTTCCTTTAGTTTTACGAGGTGCATATTCTACTGGTATGCATGGTAATCTCCGATATAGTTAATATCTCTACAGTAGATAATTATCTACTCAATATCAACTATTAGGCATAAAAAAAGCCACCCGAGGGTGGCTTTAATTAAAAAGTCCTTTTAAATCAGCGAGTTACGCGCCGGGCGCTCCGTACAACGCGCGATAATCCGACCATCCGTGCGAGTACCTTTCACGCGCCTTATAACGCACGTTCCCAGTCTCAAAATCACCTTCGAAAGCTGTCTTCATAGCTACCCGAGTGAATTGCTTAAGCCCGTTAGGAGCATCAGTACGAATGAACCAGGTATCTACATCGGTGAGGTAGTGGTTAACTTCATACCCACCCGGTATAGAGGACTTGGAAACAATCGCATTGATATCGCGGTCAGCAGTAGCAGGACGATCCGAGTTCTTAAGCAAACGTTCTGCTACAAAACAAAGATCAGTCGGGATAATCAGAGTGCGAGGTTTAATCGCAATCTTCAACCCACGTTCATCTACGAACTTAGAGATTTCAATAACGGCATTTTCCAACGCTGTTTCATTGAGATCTACAGGGGCATTCGGCTCATTAGTAACCGTTTGACCACCGTAAGTAGTGTGACTCCCACAAAGCTCTACGCCATCCCCACCTGCATTTGCCGCAGTAAACGCATTGTTATATACGTTTGCACCTTTGACATTTTTAGTGTGGATCATAGAACGTGCCAACGCTTTGGTGTATCGACCGGATAGTTTCTCGTAGAGATTATCTTCGATTGACTCTTCGGTTAATGCAAACGCCAGTGCGATAGTTTCATGCTGGTAGCGAGCAGTCCATGATTCAGATGCAGTATCATAAGTAACACCTGCGCCTTCACCTTTGACTACAGCTCCTTCGAAACCAGTCAGTAATACTTCCTCTTCAAATGCTCGATCTGATCCTTCAGAATCGAATAATGCTTTTGTTTCATCTGGATAACGTGCATATTCCAGTCCAAACAGTGCATTAAGTCCAGGTTCTAGTTCAGCGACTAGTTGCGCTCTATTAATAGCCATTAGATAGCTACTCCTGCCAGTTTTGACAACGCATGATCATTAAGTATTACTTCCACTTCCGCATGGTTTTCACCCCATGCATTATCAGGTTTTTTAACTAACCCTAATAGGCGGAAAGTATCTTGAGCCGAGGCTCCGATATTAACTTCCATCGCTGAGCGACCAGTAGTAGGATTACCTGCAGTAGCTGTTAAGTCCCAAAAAGCACCTACCATGTTAAGTGCAGCATTAGTACCGGTAACAGTTTGTGCGCGGTATACAATATTGGGATCATCATATACATAAGCAGTAGCATCACTCGTGCCTAAAGTGTCCGCAGCAGCGGGCCAATGTTTCGAAAATACTACTTCTCCTGTCGCGGCAGTATAACTACATCCTGCAAACACCCCTAGTATTTGGGCAGAAGTTGCAGTAGCTACCTTAATATAACCAGTAGCTTGCAGTTCTACACAGTCTCCAGAGAAGATTGCATCAACAGTTCCATCAGCTATGGCATATTCATTTTCACGAATAGTACCACCACTGAGATGCCGAGAAGGAGTAAACCCATTCGGGTTATTTGAATTAGCCATTACTAATTTCTCCTAAAACAAAAAACAAAACAAAAAAAATGTGTCCTAACTGTTGTGGTTAGAACCATCGATGTTTTCAGGATTACCGAAGCTCGTTTGAGACTTTCGATTGGGTGCCTGAATGGGCATATTAGGATTTGATTGATTTGCTAATTCCGAATCTATCGCCTGCATCTGCGAATTTGCTTGATCTTGGTAATAAGCAATACGCTCATCAGCCGTCTCTTGCGGAATTTTAGCGAGTATCAACCCACCTACACCAACTACACCTGCGTGTTTTCCATCATCTATTATTGGTAACTCATATCCCTGATCCTCAATCTCTGAGGGTTGTACAGGTACGTAGCCTTCACGAAAGCGTTTACCAATATTTACTTTATCTGGATCACCTAGCATTTCTGCTCTAAGCCAACGGTATCTCATACCCGGAGGCGGTGTGGGTGTATCCAGCATAGACGGTGGTGTCCACGGTTTTCTGCGTGTTTCTGTTTCTCTTGTACCAGCAGAACGTGCTGTTCTGTTTGTTTTAGGCATTTAATTAACCTCAAGTGCAGTACAAAGTACTGTGTTCATAATACTAGACATATTTTGCATACTCTGCAAGGGGTACGCCTAACTTTTTAGCAATCGCTACTTGTGACTGACTCAACCGCACCTTACCTTTACCATTAGGTCGAGATCCTGCAGGTGTATTGTTAGCAGGTGCAACATGAGACTGGCCTTGCATTCTTGGCTTCTGGAACTTACTTGGAAAGTTTTTACGCATACGTGAATCTAACTCAGTGTAATACGCATCACCCGTTGCCAGATAACCTTCATTCATTACTAAACTTTGATGGATCTCCATCGCTGCATTAGTCATGTCCTCATCTTCCCCAAACCATGTGTTGTGAGTAGCCCACTTCTCAGCTTTAGGATCTATCTGCGGAGAAGTTGGTGCTTGGTACTGAGGAGAAGCTTCTGGTTGATAGGGCATAACATTTTGAGATGGATCAGGTGTATGTTCAATATGACGCTTGAACCGAGTCTCCGTTTGCTCAGCTTGTGTTAATTCTGAGGCAAATTGTGCAATGTTTTGATTAGCATCGGCTATTAACTCGGCATCACCTAACTCATAGGCTTCTTTATACTGCCGCTTGGCATGATCCAGTTGTGCTTGCACCCTACTCTTATGCTCATTAATAAACACGCCATCCTGATGCTGTTGCTTGCTTTTAAGATCTAGGTTTTCTTTTTGAACACCTTGGGCGTAATCGGTAGCTGCCTTTTCTCTTCGCTCAGCTTCATGCTTATCGTAAGTAAGTTTGTTGATACGCTTTTGCACATCTCGGCTGTATTGTGCGGCACTTTCATCTGCTTCGAGGTATGCTTGTAACTTTTCCTGCGGTGTCCGTTCATCGTTCTCAGCCTCGTTACTTTCTGCTGTGGTGTTCAGTTGGTCCGCAATATTAGGATTTTCAACAGCAGTTACGCCAGCTTCTTGATCTGATGCTTCCAGCTCAACATCTACTGCTACCTCATCGTCCTCACCTACATCAATTAGTTCTTCATTAGTAGCCATTATTTAACCCCCACATAATCTTCAGGATTTTCCACAACTGCAAGTATCTCATCGTCATTAATTAATCGTAATGGTAGATCGTCATTATTCTCACCCTGCATCACGATTCGTGCACCCGCATAACGTCCGAACATCACATAGTCCTTGGGTTTACACCAAGGCTTGCCGTCGGGAAATTTATTAACGTCCAGATAACAGTCCGGACCTAATGCGATTACATATCCAATAGTCGTAGCCAGCTCTTCAGTTTTGAGCGTTGTCTCTGCCAAGAGGATCCCGCCTTTAGATCGGGGCGGTTGAGTATAAGGTACTATTAGTACACGATAGCCAGTTGGCCGGGGTAATTTATCTAGTTGATCCTCAGCTTTTCTTTCGCGAGGAACCTCTGGTTCTTTGGTGGGAAAATCACGAATTACGCGATTAGGAATTTCAATCGACTCCGGCGAACCGAACGATTGATTAGCATCGTTAGTCATCATCTACCTCTGACTGTTTATGTTGCAGGTCTTCAATCTCTTGTATAGCGTGGAGCAGACCTGTTATTTCTCCAACTACTTGCTTATATGCCACAAAGTCTGGCACATTACCAGAACTAATTCGTAGAGTTCGTGTCTCTATTAGCTCCCTGAGCTTCTGTTTTAAATAATTCAATTCGTGCACGTAGATCTGCCTCGGCTTGGGAGCCGTCTAGTTTACCTTCGGCAATCCGCTCTTTAGACTCAATATCTGCACTCTTAATCGCTTGATCGCCTTGCCATTTTTCCCGCTCATCACTTAACTGCTGCTGCTGTAAGGCAATGGTGGGATCGCTTTGCTGTGGCGGAGTAAATTGTGGAAGCATTTGCTCAAAGAGCTGTGCTTCTATCACCATCACATCCACCTGCTGACCCTGCCGCTGCATCTGCTGGGCCTGTTGTTGTGCAAGAAATCCAATATGACCCATAATGTCTTGAATCAAGTTACTTGCGAACTCGAAATTACCCTGTAGTGCAGGGTGCTTTAAAAATGCCAGATGCGCTTTCAAATGCGCCTCATGGTTCATCTGGGGTAATGGCTCCAGTTTCTTATTCTGGAACACATTACGATGCTCCTGCATCGGAGTTAATACTTGTGGTTTCTCTTCTGGCTTGAGTAATGTTTCTACTTCGTCTACACCCATCGCAACATACATTCTCCTGTAAGCTTCCTTCAGGTTGTGTATTTGAGGAGCTGACTGGGCCATCTGCAACTGCTGGGTTGCCAGCATAATCCGCTGCGCCATTGAAAAAATATTAGGATCAGAGACCGGTATTACATCGACTCGATCATCAAAATCTTCTTTAAGAATATGACCCGCCGATCCTTGTGTCGCATACGGATAGGGTTGGCCTTCGGGCAAGCTCTCATGGATCAATCGAGCTAGAATCTTGAACTCACATTTTTGCGCTTTATGCAGTCTCTTATGAATTGAAGACATGACCTTAGTGCCCCGTTCGAGCATCGCAACCGTAGTACCTACTGGTTGCTGCTGGCCACTAGTATCTCCAACCTGCATATCTGCAATAGAAGCAAAGCGCTGACCCGACTCGACCAAAGCCCCCAGTAATGCGAATAACACCTGACTGGGTTCTTTATAAGGTAGCGGCATGATCGCTTCACGTAGTGCACCGCCCGGTGTATCTACATCGCGGAACTCACCGGGGGAAATTGGTTCATCTTCTCCAGCTACCTTAATACCTTTAGCTTTGAAGCCACCTGGGAGATTGGCAAAAGTACCTGCGTCGATAAGCTGCCTCAGGATTGACGTAACTGATTTAGTTAATCCCCCGATCATGTGGATCAAACCGAAACCATAGAACCCTAATCCCGGTAAGAACTTATAATGCACGAAGTGCTCAAGCCGCTGGTATAGGGGATCTTCTGCTTTGTAATTCTTACGAATGGATAAAATAGTCGCAGACTCTTTCTCAAGTGTTACTACAAACGGTAACGCTACGCCACCTTCACTACGGACTTTCTCATGGTCCAGGTTCAGATGGCACTCGAGCATTAAATATTCTTCATCATACTCAAAACTAGTACCTGATGGATGATGACCTGTCAGGTCGTCCGTCGCATCCTGGATCTCAGTTCGTTGTAATTGTGCAGACTCTGGAATATGTGCTTCTGCATAAAACCCATTCTCCTGATATTTAAGCAAGTCATTCCCACTCATCTCAAAGTCATGAGTAATACGAGGGGAAGTTGCCAAATTAGATGCAGAATACGGCACGGTGATATGATCCGCCGTTACGAACATACTGACAGTACGTTCACGTACTGGATCAAAGTAAGTCTTCTTGAACGCAGAACCCGCTAGTGGTAAGTAAAACAGCAACTGATCCATGTTCTCCTCGTACTCTTCCATCACATCCATTACGAGGTAATTCATAAAATCTTTTACGCGCTCAGCCTGTGCAACTCGCTCGTCGTCCTCAGAACCTAGTACCTTAGTCGATACTGGCCCGCCTGCAGGTAACAGTTCTTTATAAGCTTGTGCCTGGAACTGAACAACTGCTTCCGCGAGCAAGGGGTGATGCACACCGCTAGCTCCCGCAAACGGCTCATCCCTTTCCTCTATTTTCATCCCTAGCAAATCCAGTCCTTTAGAATAAGTATCTCGCCACTCTTTACGTGACTCATTATCTGTATCCCATGAGGTAATGATTGAATCTGCTATTTCATCTAGTTCATCGTCGTCAAAATAAGAAACGAGATTAGATCCAGGAGGCACTTGATCAATAGGAGGTAGCTCTGGCTCGTCTTCCCCCTGCCCTATGAGTACACTACCATCCTCCATGTACTCAGTATCTTCCCCTGTGTACTCTGGTGGAATATCTATTTCTATGTCCGGTGCCTCGGGGTCAACATCTGCCGAGTTGTAGTAATCTAGAGGTTTATCCACGTTGTTAAAAGCGGGCATTACTTTTTCTTTTTTTGATGGTTGCTACTTTCATTAGCTAGTAGCGCTGACGTGTATTCCCCTAATGATGTAGTTTTAACTACTGCGTCATGTAAACCTGTCATAGTGCCACTCGCTCCTGCGTAGGTTCCGGACTTAGGTTTTTTATTTTTCTTAGCGTCGATAAGTCGTTTACGAGACGATTTACGCATTTCTACTGCTTTTTTTACAGTACCTTCTTTCTTATTTCTATAAAGTTTACCATACTGTCTTGCTGAAATACCGGCATTACCTGAACTCATTAGTTACATCCTCAATAGTAGGCTCGTCTAGATCGTGGAGTATACTCTACATCTTCATCAGTAATAAGTCTAACAAATCCACCTTGGCGAAATCTCAAGATAGCCTGCACAGTACTATCCACCTGATCATCATGCGCGAAACTAGGAAAACCATTTAGCTCTTCTATCAGGTCATCTGCCCACGCATTCTGAGGCGCCCAAACATACCCGCTGGCAAACACATCCGAAACAGAATGAACACGGGTGAATTTATCATTCCCCCGCGTGGGTGTGTAAGTCTGCACCGGAACACCTATACGACGAAGCTCGTGCGCTAAGGGCAAACCAGTCGCTTTTGCCTCTATGATCGTCGAATCTGGTTGCCAGTATGAATACAACTGATGCGCCTTATCCTTAAGCTCCGGAAAAGAATAACGTCCTTTAACTGCGTCTAACAGGATCAGATGTGCTTCTGTGCCGTTGAATATACCTTCTCGTTCATTACCCTCCGCATCCAGGGCCAGCTTATGATCCCCGTAGGCACCTTCTGGATAAAATAAACCCCACGTCGTAATAGAGCTATAATCCGCCTGCTCACTTTTGGAATAGGCCGTATCATAACTTTGTATAATATACTCACAACTGGGTGGTTTGTTCTTAGTCCATCGGTTCCAATACCCACGCTTAATAATCGCACCCTCTTCTAACGTAGGATTCTGTTGATATAGCGCACCCCAGTCTCTCGAAGTAGTCGCCGCCTTGATCTTAAGCAACGCTTTCAGATCATAGCGCTCAGGATGAAGTGCATCTCCCTCCTTGCGATACCGCTCCTGATGAACAGCAATAGCAGGATAGGTTAAAATTTCCCAATCATCCCCCGACTTGTCTTTCATCTTACTTAAGAGCAGTCCCGCAAGATCTGACAAGTGCCAGCGAGTCATCATAACCAGTACACCTGCTCCCGGCATAAGCCGCGTATAGGCCGTAGAACTGTACCAGTTCCATGTGTTATCTCGGTCTGTCTTACTTTCTGCCGATATCCTGTCTTTTACTGCATCGTCAATAATCAACAGATGAGCACCATGACCTGTAATACCCGTACCAACACCACTCGCCAAGTACTGCCCCTGCTCGGTAGTTGCCCAGTGCTCAGTACTTTGCGAATCCTTCTCTAATCTACAGTCTGGAAATAAGCTCTGATAACGAGGATCTCGGAGCAAGGCTCGAACTTTACGTGAGAATGACAGGGATAGACTGGACGCGTAACTTGAGCTAATAATTTCTTTCGAAGGATTACGTCCTAAGAACCATGCTGGAAACTGTATGGAAGCTAGCTCTGAATTATGGGTAGGTATTTGGGTCTTACCTGCTAAGTACAGTCCATCTTTTGCCGCTACTTGTATACAGCGCCCATACTCACTTTCCTCCGTTGTCACTTTGCGGACAGAAGTAATTGCCAATCTACGTTGCTTAACTAAACGAGTAATCGGTTTAACAACCGTTGGGATCGGCGGGCAATAGGGGTGAGGCGCTGGCTGGAACCCAATTTTATAAACTACTTTAACAGCTTTTATACCCGAACTTGTTAGATGAGGCTGCTCTTCTTTTAACCAGTAAGGTCTTAAATTTAAGCCCTGTGCAAGCTCAAATGTTTTCTCAATGAGTGAATAATTAGTATTAGTGAACAACACTCTTGATTTACTATCTACACAGCCGTCGCTATCAATTAATCCCGCCAATAACTCTAATCTTTGATCGACACTCCCTTGTAGGTAAATATCAGGGATATGTTTATTCTCATATAAATTAAACTCTCTAAATATATCAAGCACACCCTGTTTAGCAAAAGAAGCGTAATGCACATTCTCGTATTTTTTATGTTTGGAATGTGCCCACTCACTCACATTCAATAACCCACGATCAACGATCTTATCAATATGTTGACGCCTACGTGGATCGTAGCAAATAACAGGGGAGGACTTGCTACCGTCACCTAGCCACACTCCTAGAAAATAAGGATCTAAGGGTAGGACTTGTTCCTTCATTTGAATCGGGCCTTCTACCAAAGGCAGTTGATACATATAACGACCGCCTCGTTTGCCAATTGGTCCCGTATGCAATTTACGCTGTTTTCCAAATTTCGTAATAGCAGTAAACCAGTGCGTCTCTCGTGTCATCCACTGTTTATAACCTCGGTCATATACTCTCCACTCATGATTACCATGGCATTTTATTTTACTACCATCGCTAACTGTTACCTCGTACTCACAGTTATATTTTTCAGATAGTGCAACAATTTTAGTCGGGATACCCGAGGGGTGTTGTATTAAATCATCCACTTGAAGTTCTCCATGCGTTATAGAACCTCTATTGTAAGTTATTACCTCCGTGGAATCAGCTAGGGCCTTGCCAGACCTCGGTGGTAAAAATATCATTAACCTCGGAGATTTCTTGGCAATGATATCTTTCTCGAACTGTTCGAGCTTCTCGCATATCTCCTGATGCACCCATCCCGGCTCATAGTCCTTAACATTTCGCATGACGAATGGTAATAATCTACGGCGAGCTAACTCTCTATTAGCTAGCTCCTGCTGGATAGGCGTTATGTTCTGAAGAACTTTAGACTGTGACTTTTTTTTAGTCATCTCAGAACGGGGTCAGCCCCCGTCCGATTTCGGACCAGATTTCTTCAGCGGGCGTCTGT